TGTGCATGGTGAAATTCGAATAATTGATTACTACGAAGATAAAAACAAAGGCGTTGATTTCTATGCTCGATACCTCCAACAAGATAAAAAGTATCTCTATCACACCATTTTCCTCCCACATGACGCAGCCCACAGAGATGGCATCATCGTGGAAAACACTTACGAGCGCGATTTTCGTCGATTGTTTTCTGGACTCTCAACAAAATTCCAGGTTCTCAAACGCACCGATAAAAACATCAACATCTCTAACGCTAAGATCAAGTTTGATCGATGCGTATTTAATCTTGCCCGCGTTAAACCCTTTCTAGATCAGCTCTCCAAGTATCGTAAGAAATGGAGCGAGCAATTTGGCAAATATCTAGATGAGCCATATCACGATACCTCCTCAAATTACGCCGATGCTTTTCAGTATGCTATGCAGGCTGTAACTCACATCGAAACGGTTGGAAGCATGAAAGGTCAGCTCGAAAAACACAAGGAAATGGTAGAAAACCGAAGGAATAAAATATGATCCCTCCAATCGAAAAAAAACGCAGAGATCCTAATATTTATCCAAGTTGGATATGTAAAGAATGCGCTGAATCATTGGGATATAAGAATCGATTCTCAATTTCCTGCTATCATCCAGACATCTGCGGATGGTGCGAACAAATGAAAACTGTGACTCAACCACGCGACTATTCATTTCCTCCATTCAAAAAATAAGTGCGATATAATAAATAAATAGTTATCTTTGGGTTAGCTCACAAAGGTATAGATGCTCACTCGCGCCGAAATTTGGTCTGAATTCCAGGAGAATTACCGTTATGCCCATGACTACTGGTCTCCCTTCGTTTCCAATGCACAGGTCTACACGCTCGCAGCTTCTGGGTATACGTGGAGCCAAAAAGAAAGAGAGCAACTCTCGAAAGAAGGGCGCGAACCTCTCGAACTCAACATCATGCGAAGGCCGCTCGAATTCTTCTCAGGCTACCTCAGAGACAACCTAAATTCCATCGTATTCGCCCCTGTAGAAGGAAGCGATCAAAAGACAGCCGATCAGCTCACGAAGCTTTCCTACTACACCTGGGACAAAGGAAATGGGTATGCTACGTTCCTTGATGCAGCCGATGAATGCTTCAAAGCTGGTATGTCTCTTTGTGGATTGCAGATGGACTATAGCCGAGATTTCGTCAATGGTGATCTGTCCTTTTATAAGCGTACTTTCAACCAGTTCTATCTTGATCCCACATTCGAATCGATTTCTTTAGGGGATTGTGGTTTTGCAGTTATGCGTGATTTATTGGATCGTACAGTAATCAAACAACTCATCCCATTCGTCGATCCGAAAGAGATAGATGCGATTCAGAATGCTTTCCGTGATGACAAATTCCTCTCTTATCATCCTAACTTCACCACTCTGAGCCGCAATCGAAACCTAATGGCCTATGATCAGTATTATAAGCGCACAACGCGGCGTAGAAAGTTTCTAGTCGATGAAGAATCTTCCTTTTTCCGGGACATCACCGATTTAGAGCCAGAAAAGCTCCGCATGCTCAAGTTTGGCCTGGGTCGCCTGAGATCTTTGCATAATGATCCATCGATTGATAAACAAAAGATTCCTCCTATCTTGGATATCCGCGAAGTAGATCGTCCTTTCATTGAACTCCATATCATGTTGAATGGGCAAGAAGTCTACAACGGCGAAGACAAAACAGGGATCGTTGAAAATTTCCCTTTTGTGCCGCTGATTTGTTACATGGAGCCATCAATCTGGATGCCTTCTCAGAGGGTTCAAGGAATAGCGGCCACACAATATTTCAATCAGCGGAACTTTGTAAAACGCCACATGAAGATTGTGGACATGATGGACTCGGATATCTCCAAAGGATTCCAATACATGATTGGCGCGGTAGCAGATCCGCAAGATCTACAGCAATCGGGTCAAAACAAGATCATCGGCCTCGATCCAGACGATCCATCAGTCAAACAATTTGGCCAAGATGCCGTCAGACAGCTCACAGGAGGCGGCGCGAATCAATCTCTCATCGAATACCAAGCTGTCCTAGATAAACTCTCTCTCACGTTGGCAAACATTAACGAGACGACTTTAGGAATCGATGAAGGGGGAAATACTCAAGTTTCTGGGAAGCTTGCTCAAGTAAGACTCGCTCAGGGACTGCGAGCTAATCGCAAGATCATGGACAACATTGAATCGGCGCAAAAGTTCTTAGGCGCGCTTGTAGGAAAGGGCATTCAGCTCAATATGCCTGCTGGAAAAGTCAAGCGCATCATTGGCGAAGATCCAACAGAGCAATTCTATGACCGCGAATTCGAGCAATACGACGCCGTCATCAAAGAAGGTGTCAGATCACAATCACAACGGGATGCTTACTACTATGAACTCATTGCGCTCAAACGCGACGGCATTGTTAACGTACCTGAAGAAGAAATCGTTCGAGCTTTACAAATGGCTGGTCTCTCCGACCTAGAGGAAGCTATTGCTAAGCAGGCAGAATCTCAGAAACAAGTTCAACAGCTCGCAATGCAGGCTCAACAGCTTCAAATCGAAGTACTCAATGCGACAAAAGAAGAGAAACTTGGACTTGCTGAAGAGCGTAAATCACGTGTCATATCTAATCTCTCGCTCAAAGATGAACGGGAATCCGAAGCGCAACAGAACATCGCACAGGCTGCCTTGGATCGTGCTAAGACAATCACTGAAATCGCCAAGATGCATGACGATCGAATCTTACAAGTGCTTCAATTCGTTAACGCTCTAGAGCAACAGGAAGCCGCTGGACGCGAAATCCAGAAACAGCAAGTTGAAACTCAATCGCACAGAATCAATTCCGATACTCAGGGTTCAGCGGAGAATAAACAAGCGAGTGCCCAGGCAAGTCCTCAACAATCCTCTGATTCGAGTCTTCCATGATGAATCTTTTGATGACAACTATGACAAACAATCTCAAGATTCTCAATCGCAGAATTTTCTCTATTTTTATCTTTATGATGAACTTCAAGCCGATCAGTAATGCCACATCTCTTACAGGAATGGGAATAAAATCTAAATGCTCTAACTCGGTACGTATGCTTTCCGTCTATGAAACAACTATTGCTTTCGCCAATTTGTATTTGAGATCTATGCCCAGAAGATTCAAAGCATATTTTACTGCAAAAAATACTGTCTTTTCTCCATCCCATTGCCATGAATTTGTTATTACAAAACTTGCAAATCTTAAATCTCGCTTCATATCTGTTTTTGTTAGAGCAAGCGATAGAACAAAATCGTCTTTTTTTTGTAGAGTGGTGAGTAAATTCTTTATTGCATACCATACATTTTGTGATAGTATGATGATGAAGATTGTAGCATTCACGAGAACAGTAGAGGCGATCCACTCGATGGTTTCGATTGACAGGTTTCAGATTGTTACAAAATTTACAGGTGTTGTCCACAAAACGACTCCTATTTCATTATCAACCATTTTACCATAAGGAGTGAATATGGCGTATGACAATAACAAGGGTGGCAAAGCAGCTCCAGGAAAATTTATGGACTCAGGGAAAGGACTTTGCAGTTATAAAGACGGCACCATGAAAGCCGCTAAAAGAGTAGCACCAGAATGCGGTCCTGGAATGAATCCAGATCAAAAGAAAGCTAATGGATTACTCCAACAAGCCATGAAGAAAGTGAATTCGCTACGTGGCGAAAGTGGAATGTAATTGATGACTGTCAGACCAGTTTTAGAGACGCCAGGACTCTTATTAGACAAAGCCTTCATAGATGAGAAGGAACAAATGAAGTCTTATTTGGGGAAGGCCGTTGATACGATTGTGATGCAGAATCAAAAAAGGACTGACCCATATTTTATCGTTTTTCACGAGAAGTCAGATGCGGAACATTCGCAAATGAAGATCAAAGTGTCAACCGAGCTACCAGGGTTCGTAACGAATGCGATTGTTTTCTGGGTTTGTAATCGCCGTGGGATCTGTGAGTGGTTGTGGACAGTGCCTCCAAGTGTGAATGGGGTAAAACAAAAACCAGAGTTTAATACTTCAGGTGTCGCTTACCTGCAAGCAAAAGGCGCCATGCCATCGTGACAGGCTTTGTCACGCAACAAACGGGGAAAAAAATGAGTACGGATACCGTTCCTGTACAAAACGAGACTGAGGAAGAAGTTGTCGATCATCAGGTTGAATTACCTGCGGAGGAACAAGAAAGTAAATCTCCTAGCCCGGAACAACCGAAAGACGAGCATGTTCCACTTTCTGCGCACCTAAAAGAGCGTAGAAAGCGCCAGGAGATTGAACAGGAGCTTAGATGGTACAAAGAGCAAGCCCAAAGGCAACAGCCTGCGCAAGCTGCTCCTGAACCTGACGAGAGCCTTCAAGAGCCAGTGATTCGTGAAGATTTGGGCAAGTTTAAGCAAGACTTCAAAAAAGAAGTCAAAAGGGAAGTTTTCGAGGATGAGTGGAAAAAACACAATCCCGAGAAGCTTGCTGAGATAAATGAAAATTTACAGGAATTTTTAAAACAAAGACCGCACCTCGCACGAGCGATTGAAGACGCGCCAAACCGTTTTGAAGAGGCATGGACATTGATGGATGCACTATCACCTAAACAAAAAGTAGCTTTGAGACCAGCAGTCACCGCTAAAAAGGATGCTCCGGGAAATCCTTCGGGGATGCCTAAAGCGGCTGCAATGAATCAAGCTATCGATGTGATGGCCATGTCAGACTCAGAATTTAATGCGTGGAGGAATTCGCAGCGTAAGCGTAGGTAGGTCGTTAAGGAGACTACATGTCAGTAACTACAACCTCAACCTACGGCTCAATGGCTGATAGATGGGCGCAAAGGGCACTTCTCCAAAGAAGTAAGCCACGATGCGTACACAATCTTTTCGGGAGAGCATTTACGCTTCCTCAAAAAAATACTGATACAATGGCCTTCAGAAGACAAGAAAACCTTCCGAACGAGCCAGTCGTATTATCACAAGATGCTGATCCAGCACCTGTGCAAGTCAACAAATTCGACATTAACGTCACGATCCAAGAATTCGGCCAAGTGGTTTTGCTTTCTCGTAAAGTGATCCTCGTTGTTGAAGATGACACTGCGAATGAGACTGCGGACAACCTTTCACAGTCCATGCACGTTATGCTCGACAAAGTGACAAGAGATGTTTTTAGCTCGAGCGTCCCACAAATTTCTTGCCTAAACGGGACAAATGGTAATGCAATTACAAATCTCACACAGATTGATGTTAATAGAGCAATTGCATACTTAGATCAAAATGATTCCGAAAAAATGGCTCCGACAATTGAAGGAACTATGCGTTTTGGAACCGGCCCGGTGGAACCGGCTTATTGGGTTACTGCCCACGTAAAATTAAAACCTGATATCAGATCGCTCGATGCATTTGTACCGACTTCACAATACGGTTCACAAGATCCTGTTTTGCAAGCCGAATTTGGCGCTACTGATGAAGCGAGATGGGTTGTTTCTACCCTCGTATCAGTTAGTGATGCTAACCCTCCTGTTTTTTCAAACACATTCATTGCCGCTAACGCATATGGATATGTGGGATTAGACGAGGTTTCGACTGAGATGATCCTCAAGCCGTTGGGATTTAACGATTATTTGAATCGTTTCCAATCGATGGGTTTCACCGCTTGGTTTAACGCAGCCATCCTTGATGACTCGCACATCGTAACACTGCTTTCAACACAAGCGTAAGCTTAAGGAGACATCATGGCAGATCTATTTCTAGGCCAAACATGCACCGAGGCGTACCAATTTATCTCAGCTGGTACTGCTCACACGTTTGCCTTCAACTTTCAACCAGACAAAGTGGTTTTCAATAACCTCACTGCCTGGACAGCTACGGCAGGAAAATTGCCTGTATCAGAATGGTTTCGTAACCAAACTACTGCAGCGCATGCCTTTCAAGAACAAGTGATCGACTCTTCAGCAGGAGCATCTTTCAACTTCTTGGATACAGCAACGAATGGTTTCACAGTTGCAGATCTCCCAAGTGGAGTTCCTGCTTTCCGTGCGCTCATTGCAGGGGTGACACAGGCAGATCCTTGCGTCATCACAACAACTGCACCCAATTCTTTCCAAACAGATCAGATCGTTCGGATTACTGACCTTGGAAACGTAGGGCCAGGTGCTGCAGCTCGTGGTATGGATCAATTGAATAACAACCGTTATTTGATCACTGTACTCTCTACAACCACATTCTCTATCCGAGATGTGATCACTGATGAACCAATCGATTCTACAAGCTTCACCGCTTGGGTATCTGGCGGACGTCTTGATATCGAGAGCCGTGTGATCTCATTGAACAACCCACAGGTTGCTCCCTATGCGGTTACACCCTATATCCCTAACCCTTTCGAATACAACCCAACCACCTATCAACTGACCGCTGGGACAGCTGTCATGGGAGCAGATGGCGACGTGTTTTTGATTGAGGTTTACAAGTGGGGACAACTCATTAATCTAGGCGACTTGCTGGTATAGGTTATGCAAAGTTAGGCGCTCTAAAAAAGCGCCTAACTTCACTTATAGGGAATAAATGAGTGCTATAGGCCAATTACCCCACAGAGCTGAGATCCTAAGCGTGAGTATAGGATTCCCATGCATAGTTACCACGACAGCAGCGCATGGATATGAAACATTTGATTTCATAAGGTTTACAAATCTCAATGGTCTTATGCCGCCTCCTAAACATGGAGCAGACCAACTCAACGGCAACAAATACAGAATCATTGTTACGGGTGACGACTCTTTTAAGATCCAGAATCCGACAACATTCCAGGACATTGATTCAACAAATTTCCCGCCATATACAACAGGCGGCAATGCAAATTTAGTAGAGGATAATTTTTTCTTCTACGGCCCACCAGGAGAATAACGACATGGCTAGACCTAGAAAAGTTGAAGAACAAGAAGTCAAAGAAGTAGTTGCCTCAATGGTAGCTAAACCAGAACCTGTCGAAATCGAAGACATGCCCTTGACCAATCTCGGCGAATACATGCGCTACAATCGTAGAGCGCGTGAATTGAACAAAAAACTCAAGATCCTACGCTATCCAATCAAGCAATGTCCGGTCGAATTACACCCTCATGAAAGAGTTGTATTTAGCAGGAATGATCAGCCAACCAATCCATTGCCAGTGTTTTTGTCGAATGAGATGATCCATTTCGATCGCACTAAACCTAGAGATATGTTGCGCCCTGGACACACCTACGATCTACCTCGCTGTGTAATTCAGCATTTAGCAGAACGTGGCACACCAGTATGGAAGTGGTTTGATAACCCAGATGGAAGTAAAGAGACTAGGAAAGAATCTGTAACCCCTAGATTTGCTCTCAGAACAGTCTACGCGGATTAAAAATGGCCCAATTTGTCTCAGATAGCCTTCGAGTCATGCGCCTTGCTCTAGGGCGCAGAAATGTGAACGATCCTGACTCCAATGATGCAATCTTGTTTCAGTATCTTCAGGATTTTATTAATCTTACCATGTCGGATGACATTAAGATTTTCGAGGTGTTTGGGACATTAATTTTCACGATCGACGAGACGAATACAACTGGCGTATATACTTTCAATGATGTTGGAGCGAGCGATCAGTTCACCAATATTTCGCAGGAAGGATTCATTTCTTTGCTCGATCCACCAGCTGGTTCAATATCTTGGAATCAACTTTGGATTTATCAAGATCCAGGTTATTTCTATGGTTGCTGGGGGATTAACAACACAGATGTCCTGATCCCGGGATATCCTACGATGATGCTCTATTATGGGAACCAGATGGTTTTTAGAACCATTCCTAACACTTCCTATCAGGTACAAATCTATGGGTATAAAGTCATCCCAGAATTCGCAAGCACGGGAACACCGGAAGAAATTGGCAATCAGCCATTACCTTACGATTATTGGATGCGGTATCTTGCCTATGGTGCAGCGAAGGAATATGCTACCGATTTCCGATATGAAGACAGCGCACAGGCAAAGATCGATCGTTCATTTTTCAGGCAAAGAAAATTGTTATTAACTAGGACACATAATCAGGTAAAGCAAGCAAGATGCATGCCTCGATTTTAGAGGAGACAATATGGCAAAAGAGAAATGGATTCAGGGAGCGATTAAGCATCCTGGCGCACTTCATAAAGAACTCGGCGTTCCTATGGGAAAGAAAATCCCTGCAAAGAAGTTAAAAGCAGCAGCTAAGAAAAAAGGCGTAGAAGGCAAACGTGCAAGACTCGCTGAAACATTGAAATCATTACACAAAAAATAGGTGAATCATGCCACTTGTCAAAGGGAAAAAAGCAAAATCGAAGAAAGGTTTTTCCAGTAATGTGAAGGCAGAAATGGAAGCCGGAAAACCTCAAAAACAAGCTGTTGCGAT